ATAGATTCATTCTTTCTATCTATGAAAATGATTCTACCGACGGTACCCCAGGGCTTATCAAAAGCAAAGACTGGTCATTCTTCGATGACTTTTCTTTTGTATCTGAAAAACTTATGACAAAGAATTATGGGTCAGTCAAATCGAAGGATAGAGTCAAGAATCTTTCTATTGCTAGAAACAAGGCTTTGGAAGTTAAAGACTTTTTGTCTCAGGCAGATTACGTTATGATGGTGGAGTCTGACATGCGTTTTGACAATAAAACTATTAAGCAAATATTAAACTTTAAAGATCTTGAGCCAGACTTTGACATTGTCTCTGGGCTTACCGTAAACAATCATCCTGTTTATGACAGTTGGGCTACTCGCAAGGGTCCAAGATTTACCAGTCACGAAGAGGTGAGGCTGTATGATGTAACGTCTAAGCCTTACGACAAATATTACGCCACGTCCAATGGTGTATGTCTATACAGGGCACAGCCATTTAAAGATGGTGTTAGGTATGGTTACATCAATCCTGTTACAAATAGATTTGATTGTGATACCGTGGTTGTTTGCCAGAACTTTCACAAGGCTGGATTTGAAAACATATATATTATTCACACTGCAAAAATATATCACGAAAACTTTTAGGTAAAAGAAAAGCCAGGGTCTCCCCTGGCTATCTTTTTATTTGTACTACTTCTTTGGAGTAGTCTTCTTTGCTACTGGCTTCTTTGCAGGAGCCTTAACAACCTTGACATCCTTAAGTGCCTCTGCGATTTCCTCTACAGGTGGCAACTGGCGACCGAATGCTGGATCCTTTGGGTTCACGTAGCGTAGTGCTACAGGAACTAGGGCTGCCAGCAATGAGTACACTAGGTCTTCTAGAGGTACTCCTGCCAAGTAAAGAGCAAGTCCAGCACCAAGGACTGAGCGTCCATATGATGCGAGTAGTGCCTTGAGTTGTGCGTTCATTTATTTCTCCTTGTTTTCTTTTGGCAACATGTCGAACAGTTCTTTTAACGATTCGTCAAGTGCCTTTTTGTTATCGTATTTTTCTTTTAATACGAGAATTGTGTTTTGAACATTGTCAATATAATTAAATGCCCATTCACGAGAGTCTGACAGGAACTTAACGAACCCATCATTCTGATCAATTGGTTCTTCCCTATCAAGAGCCTGGGTAGAAATCATGTTTTCAAGTGCCGATCTTTCGATATGCAACTCAATTACATTTTTTACCAGTCTCCTGTTTTTACCAAATAGGTAAAGGGCATAACCAATTGACACAATTGATATCAGGCTTATTAGTGTAAAAGCAATTATCTCATAGTTCATTATTGCTCCTTACCTCCCTCACGGACCAATAGAACTATTGCCCCATTGTCCTCAAGAGCCTTTTTGACCCTAACCATATACTCAATTGCTCCACGCTTTTCATCGTCATGCAATCTCATAAACGCATCTTCCTTTGCAACTACACTAATAAAGTGTTCGTTGTCAATAAGGTCAACGCTAAAGTTTTTGGGTGCAGAAATAGACCTAAAAGCCCTACGCATTCCATCTGTATACATCATTTGTCTTTATCCAATGTTAGGCTCTTCCAAGTCTCAGACCATTCCTGCTTAGACCTATGATTGTTAAACTCTCTAGATATCTTACCATTTTCAAAGTAGATACCGCCCCAAACACCCCAACCCTTGTTGGTAACTGCAGAAGCAAAGCATTGCTTTCTTACAGGGCATTCGGCACAAATAGAGTCAACAAAAGATCTTGTCTCTGGATTTTCTTCGTACTCGTCAAAGAACGTATTGGTATCCATGCCATGACACGCTGAATCGTTTTTCCAGTTATGTCTGTCCATGTCAACCAACTAACTTGTTTGGAATCTCCCAACCACTAGCATTTGCCTCGTACCGTTTCTGTACGATCCACTTGCCATTAACGAATGCTCCGTCTTTAGACATCATGCCGTTATCACTGGTTTTGTTTTCTAGAACGGTCCAGCCGTCCCATGAAAGGCTGTCATTATTCTTGACAATATCTTCCATTTGTTCAAGTGATTTGATAATCATTTCACTCTCCTGTTTGTTGTAGTTGTTGTTTCCTTTTGCACTAGAACCTGTACACCCAAAGATTTGCATCTTTATCGTGTGCGTTCTGTGCCTGCTTTGACCAAGTCTCTTTTGGTTTAGAGAAAAAGGCAAAGTAGTCTATACTGCTAAGGTTGCTGTCAATCCATGACGGAGGAACCTTAACAAGTTTGATTTTGATACCCTTTGATTTCAGGGTTCGTTCTGAAATATTTGAAAACTCCTGACCAAATGCGTTTATCCGCATTGGACCTGCAGAGAAAATTAAGAATTCACTATCTCCCTCTGGCAAATCTCTTAGTGCTGTCCCCATCGCTCTCAGAAATATCTGATAGTCGTCAAATGTTTTAGTTCCCTGTATTGCTACGATCATCACTATTTCCTTCCGTTAGTTTGTCAACAATAAAACTTATTTTATCCAATTCTACCTTATCCATATGTATTGTGTCAATAGGTGTGCCTAAAGAATAGTCCACAAATCCATCTTCCGTTATTGGTGCCTCAAATAGTCTGTTTTCAGATATCCAGTACACCTTGTTGCTGATCATAATTATTCTGACCATTTGTTTATTTCTGTGGTTCCTGGACTGAGACTCTTTTGGCGTTGGTGGCATAAATGGAATTGCTGGCTTAATTCTCTCATAGATATTGCTCTGACTGTAAATTATTTTTACTGTTTGTTTTTTGTTATCTCTAATCTTTTTGACAACAAACAAAACAAGTGCTATTGTCAGTATTGTAGAAAGTGAGCCAGCAAGATACTCCATAAAGTTTACTTGCCAGACTTTGCTCGTGCCTTGGCTAGTGCATCAAAGTCTTTAACCTTGGTATCTCCTAGGTATCCCCAGGCATAACCCTTTTCAATCATCTCGTGATTGATTGAGGTGCCATCGCCATCAAGATATAGCCAACCAAGAATCCGACCATACTTCTCAGATGAATCCATCTTCTCAGTCTTGATTACAATATTCTTTGCTGCCTTGATGCGTTCTGCCAAGTACTTCTTTGACTCTAGACCAAGTGCCTTCTCTACCTTGTCGGTAGTTCGTGACTCTGGGGTATCAATACCAGCCAGACGAACACGTGAAGTAAAACTAATGTCAAACCCTAGATCAATTACAACGTCAATGGTATCCCCATCTACTACGTTGGTTACTGCTTTTACATAATATTCAAACATTATGCCTCCTTAGAGAAATAATCGCTACAGATAGCATAACAATTATACTCTGTATTGCCTTCTAAGTCAACTATTACTGACCAAGGACCAACTGCCTTCCCTGGATATGTCCAGACAAAATCTTGGCTAGTAAGCGTAAAGTCATCTTCCTGGTGCCAGAAATAGTTGAAAGAACTTCCCATGCTAGCGAAATGACTTAACGCCTCAAAGTTTTTGCAGTGAATCCATAAACGAGTACTGTTCTCAAGCAGAAAGTCCTCTCTAATGAGGTACTGGGCGGAGTCATGTCCAGACCACAGGTTATTTCCCATTAGCCAGATATCTATCTCAGCGTCATAGCCTTTGTCTATCGCTTCTTGGATATACCAGGGCTGATTCTCGTAAACGCTTGGTCCATTGGTGTTTCCTCTATGTGCGATCTTTAGCATTTATAACTCCATTAATATAGTTATTCATATCTTCTGGTGTCCCAATACCGTGCATTTCTTCTACAAAGTATGGAGCGACCTTGCGACCGTCAGCGATAGCCTCATTATAAACAGGAGCAATGTAGAATTCATTGTTGGTCCTGATGTCCTTGGCGATCATTTGCTCTGCGTACTTTACGTAGTCCGATCCCTTAGACCATCCATAGATGCCCACGTTGGCGTTATCGCTAATGACCTTCTTTTCTGCTATCTCTGTGATAAAACCATTCTCTATTTTAGAGTATGACCACTTAGATTCGTTGGCTCTGAATAGTGCCACAGCGTCCACAGAAGCCAGCGTAGCGGTAAATGAGGCTCCCGACCATGCTACTACCTGGTCTGAATTAGCAATTAAGAGTGGGGTGTCGTTATCAATCAAATCTTTTGCGAACAAGGTAGTCCTGGCAGCACCATCTGTAAGTCCATCTATCTCAACAATCTTACATCCTGGAGCAATTTCGTCAAGCACATCGTCAAGATGATACTTTACCCTGTGATCTTTTTGCACAAGAAAAATGTAGTTGCCATCTATGCCAAGGCTATCAACCACCAACTGAATCATTGGCTTGCCGAATATCTTGATTAGTGGTTTGGGAAGGGTGTATCCCTTTTCAGCAAATCTACTTCCTAGACCTGCCATTGGTATTAGTATGTTTATATTATTCAAAATATCCCTCAATCACTCTCTGGACAAATTCTATTGTCAAATCTTTGCGACTCTCTACCTCAACAAGGTGTGCACCGCTCTGCCTTGCTGCCGATCTGCCAATTTCGCTATCCTCAAAAACTATTGTGCTGGTTGGGACTGACCCAAGCATGAGCATACATAGATTATACATCTCTGGATTTGGTTTGGGGTTCTTTACGTCCTCATTGCTTAGAGATACCTCTACATACCGCCAAAGCCCAAGAGCCTCTAAACAGTTTGTTAGGGTTTGCCTGATGCTATTACTGGCTACGCCGATGGAGATGCCCTGGTCGCTAATATGTTTAAATAGACTAACAAGTTCTTCATCTCTTGGTAGGTCCTCAAACATTGCTGCCGAATACTGCTGCTTTAGGTTCCACACATACTCGTGCAACTCTTTAGGCAGACCTCTTGTGTATGTTAGTATATCTAGTTTAGATCTGGTTGTCATACCCTCAAAAGTTTCTGCCTGCTCCTGTCTACTAATATAATATTTTTCATTTACACTTCTTAGGGCAAGGTTGAGTGCATCGTAGTGCAACTCCTTGCTATCTACAAGCACACCGTCAAGATCAAAGATTATTGCTTTTGTCATGTTTTAAAAATTCCAATACCTTCAGGTTAGAGTGAATGCTCTCTCTAAGTTTTTGAGCACTTCTTACAGGATTGTTTATCGAAAAATAGGTGTGATCCTTTAGGTATGCAATCATTTTGTAGAACATGTGTAGTTCTTGTGCAACCAGCAGATTCTCCTGACCTTCATCTACAAGATCCATGATTGTTCTTTCTCCAGAGATTATTGGAGATATGACCACCAAAGGAGTTGACAACTCAACCATTGTCTGACCAGGCTGCATAAAGAAAGCGTTACTGAGTCCAGAACTTGTAAGAGATGCCAAAGTTTTTACTGAGTTAAAAAAGTTTAGTTGCTCGTGAAAGTCCTTGAAGTCTTCTGGTGCAATAACCTCAAAACCAAGTTCTTCAAATACTTCTGCCAATTCATCTTC